ACATTAAGGAAGCGCGTTCCTACGGCATCACCGTGAGCGAGTATATTAATTACAAAAAGGATATGGAGACTTTCTATGCTTTTAAGTAAAGAACAGCTCATCAAGGCTACTCGTTCAGAGCTTATGTTTGAAAACGACTGGATGGACTACGCAGAAGCTAATCAACTGGCCCTAGAAGAGTGGGAGGATTATGATTACATCACTGGCGCTGTTACCGATGGAGACTTAGAGGATGTACAATGAGGATTCTGAGAGCGAATTTACACATCATAGCCAGTGCGATGCTTGTGGCAGCTCTGACGCCAATGCTAATTATTCTAACGGCACTAGCTACTGTTTCGCCTGTGGGAAGTGGAATAAAGGAGAAGATGGAGTGTCTTCAATGCCGTCACGCAGTAAACATACTAACATGGACCTGCTAACCTATGACTACGTTGACCTAGCTAAACGTAAGATACCCGAGACTATCTGCAAGCAGTTCCGCTATGGACTGGGTCAGGATCGTAACGGTAACAAAGTCCAAATCGCTAACTACTTCGATAAAGACAAACAGGTAGTTGGTCAAAAGCTTCGGTATGCCAACAAAGACTTCAAGTTCATTGGTGACGCTAAGGCCTCTACAATGTTCGGCCAGTCTCTCTGGGGTAACTCAGGTAGGAAGCTGGTTATTACCGAAGGGGAGATTGACGCCCTCTCATACGCCACTGCAACAGATGGTAAGTATCCCGTTGTGTCACTACGAGGCGGCGCTAACTCTGCTAAGAAAGAGATAGCACAGCACATCGAGTGGATCACAGGCTACGACGAAGTTTATATCTGGTTTGATAACGACGATGCTGGCCGACAGGCTGTTAATGATGTTGTTCAACTCATCCCAGCAGATAAGCTGCGTATCATCCGTCACCCTGACTACAAGGACGCTAACGATGTCCTCCAGTACAAGGGCAAAGCTGGTGTGATCCAAGCGTTCTATAACGCAGAGCGATACAAACCCGATGACATCGTAACCCCGATGGATATGTTGGATACAATCGCCGAGCCTATCGAAGTTGGTTTCGCATATGCTTACGATGGGCTCACACAAATGCTCTATGGACGCCGCTTCGGTGAGGTTGTGACTGTAGGTGCTGGGGTGAGTGTCGGTAAGACAGACTTTGTGATGACACAGATGGCACACGATATCAGTAAGGGTTGGAAGGTTGCTACCTTCATGCTGGAGCAGAGCGTTAAGGAGACCCTCCTGCGCACAGCGGGTAAACTTGATGGTAAACACTATCACTTACCGAATATCGAAGTCGATAAAGATGCTTTGAAAGAGACTGTAGGTTCAATGGATGGCAACCTGTTTATGTTTGACAACTTCGGTGCAAACACTTGGGAAGTCATCCGAGAGAAGATTAGGTATATGTCGTATAACTACGAATGTCGTATCTTCTATATTGATAACCTCACGGCTCTTAACTCTCACGCAGCTGATGAAAGACGTAACCTCGATGCTCTTATGAGTGAGGTTGCGGGTCTAGCTAAAGAACTAGACATTTGGATTATGCTTGTATCTCACCTCAACCCTCCTAAGACAGGGCCTAGCCACGAAGCTGGAGGTAAGACTGAGCAGAATCAATTCACAGGTTCACGGTCGATCATGCGGTGGTCATACACGATGCTAGGCATTGAACGTAACACACTCCATGAAGACATCGACGAGAGGAACAAAGGTCTTATCCGAGTTCTTAAGGACCGCTACTCGGGCAATGCTACGGGACGTACCGTTGGTTTCCACTATGACCGAGATACAGGTCTTGTACATGAGACTGAGACGGACTTCGAGATAGAGCAGACAGGAGACACAGATGACAGTGACTTCTAGGTAAAGGAGACAATATGTCTACAGTCGTATATGACATTGAATGTGACGGTCTCTATGAGGAGGCCACAAAGGTTCATTGTATTGCTTTGAAAGTAGACGATGGACCAACACAGCTCTTTACCGATATTGATAAAGCGGTAGAGATTCTAAACAATGCTGATATAACGGTAGCTCACAACGGCATCAACTTTGATATCCCTACTCTGGAGAAACTAGGTTACAACCTGACGTCTCCTACAAGGGATACTCTGATTATGTCACGACTAGCTCACCCAAACATTAGCATAACTGACGCGAACCGAAAGACTATCCCACCTAAGCTTAAGGGGTCGCACAGTCTCAAGGCTTGGGGCTATCGCCTTCGCAAACTCAAAGGTGACTTCGGTGAGACTTCCGATTGGAAAACATACTCCGATGAAATGGGTGAGTATTGCAAGTTGGATGTTGATGTTACTTATGCCTTGTACAATAAACTTCTAGGGCGAAACATACCAGAAGAGGCTATTTGGATCGAACAGGAGTTCGCTCGGATCATTAGCCGACAGGAGAAACATGGTGTCTACTTCAACATCAAAGCAGCGGAGCAGATGCACATTGACCTTATCAACGAGGTCGATATCGCTGAAGCTGAGCTATTCAAAACCTTCACCCCACTCCAAACATGGACCCCTAAGCCCTACCCCAAAGTTGCCCACAAGCAGAACGGGGAAAAGTCACAGGTCCTAATCAATCAGGAGAAACTTGGTTGTCACTATAACGACCATGGTGAATGGGGTTACTACAAAGAAGTCCACTTCAATCCATCCAGTAGGCAGCACATCGCTCGCTGGTTGTCTGAGGTCTACGGGTGGAACCCCAAGGATCACACAGAGAAGGGTACTCCGATGATCAACGAAAAGGTCCTCGAGGCCCTAGACTTTCCTGAAGGCAAACTACTCGCCCATTACTTCAATGTTGTGAAGCTTAAAGGGCAGTTAGCTGACGGTAAGAACGCTTGGATGAAGATGGTAGGTAGCGGAGACCGTATCAGGGGCCGTGTAAACACCCTAGGAGCCGTAAGTCGGCGCTGTACGCACTCCAACCCCAATATGGCCCAAGTGCCCTCTCCTCGCTCTTATATGGGCAAGGAAGCACGACAGCTATTCACAGTACCTCGGGGTAAGAAACTTGTAGGGGCAGACCTTAGTGGCCTCGAGCTACGGGTCTTCGCACATTACCTCGCTAGATACGACGGAGGTGCTTATGCTGACGTCATTCTCAACGGTGATATCCACACCTATAACCAAAAAGCGGCTGGTCTCGAGACTAGAGATATGGCTAAGACGTTTATCTACGGTGTCCTTTATGGGGCAGGTGACGCTAAGGTAGGAGAAATCGTAGGGGGCACAGCTGAGGCGGGACGTCAACTTAAGGAACGCTTCTTTAGGTCCGTACCTGCTTACAAGAGATTGCTAGATGCTGTAGGCACTGCTTACAAGCAGAACGGCTTTCTCAAGGCACTAGATGGTAATCCATACCACATCCGCTCTGCTCACTCAGCACTCAATACCCTCCTACAGGGAGCGGGTGCATTAATAGCTAAGCAGTGGGTCATCGAAATCGACAAAGAACTAAACAGAAAATACGCAAATAGATATGAGTTCATCCTACAGGTCCACGACGAAGTGGAACTAGAAGTTGATGCTGATATCGCAGAAGATGTAGCGCGTATTTGCGAGGCCTCATCTCTGAAGGCTGGGGAAATCCTAAAGATTAGGATGCCAGTTCACTCAGAAGGTAAGGTAGGAGACACATGGTACGATGTACACTAAGGAGACAACAATGACTGACCCAGTAAACAACCCAGTCCACTACAACCAATCAGGTGGTATCGAGTGTATTGTAGCTATCAATGCTATGACCAGTAACATGAAGGGCGCTGGTGCTTATATGAGTGGCAACATTCTTAAGTACCTGTGGCGTCATGAATACAAGAATGGCCTCGAGGACCTCCAGAAGGCCCGATGGTATCTGGACAGACTAATCGAAGACTATCAGGAGCGCCGCAAATGAACCGGACTAAAACAGCCGTAGGCTTCAGCACCAGACCGCCCACTGACGATTACTCTAAGTGGGTTGAGACGCTCATCCTAACCTCAGGTGAGACCCGCATCGTTGAGAACACTCTCGGCCTTGTGGGGGAAGCTGGGGAGGTCGCTGAGAAAATCAAAAAGAAACTTCGGGATGGCTCGGATGTCAAACCACATGAGATCATCAAGGAGCTAGGGGACGTAGTGTTCTACGCTACCGCACTAGCTAACGCCTTTGGGTCTAGCCTAGCCGAAGTACAACATATAAACCAAGAGAAGCTTAATAGCCGCAAAGAACGTGGTGTCCTGCGCGGAAATGGAGATAGTAGATGAATAAATTTTGGAGATATGTGAACTATCTGGCCACACGGCGAGAGCATAGGGACACAATCAAAACACTCAACAAACTGAGTGATCGGGAACTTAAAGACATTGGCATTAATCGTTCGGACATCGACCGAATGGTGTGGCTTAAAGAAGATAAATCAATGCGAGGACGCGGATAATGAAAGACAACCACCTACCTACCGACTATCAGTCGTTTATTCACAAATCGCGTTATGCTAAGTATGTGGAAGGTAAAGGCCGAGAGAGTTGGTCAGAGACCATTAACCGCTTTATGGTGAATATCGTAGGCGATAAGGTAGACCCAGTCACTTACAAAGAGATTGAAACCGCTATCATAGGCTTAGGTGTAATGCCGAGTATGAGGAGTCTGATGACGGCAGGAGCCGCAGCTGAGCGTGACAACACCTGTATGTATAACTGTAGCTACCTCCCAGTAGATAACGTGAAGTCATTCGACGAGGCTATGTTTATCTTGCTGTGCGGCACTGGTGTGGGGTTCTCAGTAGAACGTCAGTATATCACAAAGCTGCCCGATGTGCCGAAGCTCTACAAAAGCGAAACAAACATCGTCGTTAAGGACAGCAAAGAGGGTTGGGCTAAGGCCCTGCGCCAGCTTATTGCTCTCCTTTACAGCGGTGAAGTTCCTACGTGGGACGTAAGCCGCGTTCGTCCAGCCGGGACACCGCTGAAGACATTCGGGGGACGTGCTTCAGGACCAGCGCCGCTAGTCGATCTGTTCAACTTCACAGTACACACATTCAAAGAGGCCCAAGGACGTCAACTGTCCTCAATCGAATTACACGACATTATGTGTAAGATTGGTGAGGTTGTCGTTGTAGGTGGTGTGCGCCGATCAGCTATGATTAGCTTGAGTAACTTGTCAGATGACCGTATGCGCTACGCAAAGTCAGGCCAGTGGGGGGAAACAAACCCACAGCGAGGTCTGGCGAATAACTCAGTAGCATACACCGAGAAACCAGATGCCCTCTCATTCATCCGTGAATGGACTGCCTTGATTGAAAGTAATTCAGGTGAGCGTGGTATCTTTAACCGTGAGGCTTCAAAGAAGCAAGCTGCAAAGAATGGACGCCGTGATGCAGACTATGACTTCGGTACCAACCCGTGTAGTGAGATCATCCTCCGCCCATTGCAGTTTTGCAATCTAACCGAGTGCGTAGTGCGTTCTACAGACACAATCGAGACACTCTCAGAGAAGGTACGCTTAGCGTCGATCCTAGGCACAATCCAATCGACATACACTAAGTTCCCTTATCTTCGTAAGAAGTGGGCAGACAATACCGAAGAGGAGCGTCTGCTGGGTGTGTCACTGACAGGCATCATGGACAATCCATTGATGACTACAAAGAATAAGGGGCTCGCTAAGACACTCACCCACCTCAAACAGGTAGCTATTGATACAAACAAAGAGTGGGCTGAGAAGCTCGGTGTTCCCGTAGCAGCTGCAATTACTTGTGTGAAGCCCTCGGGAACAGTCTCGCAGCTCGTAGACAGCGCCTCCGGCATCCACGCACGCCACAGCCGTTACTATATCCGCACAGTCCGTGGTGATATCAAGGACCCTCTAACACAGTTCATGAAAGACCAAGGCATTCCTAACGAGCCTTGTGTCAGTAAACCAGACCAGACTGTTGTGTTTAGCTTCCCTATGAAGTCACCAGACAATGCTGTAATCACAGAAGACCTGACTGCAATTAAGCAGTTGGAAATGTGGTTAGCATATCAACGTCATTGGTGTGAACACAAACCCTCAGTTACGATTAACGTCAAAGCCGATGAGTGGTTCGAAGTAGGTGCTTTTGTCCATAAACACTTTGATGAAATGAGCGGTGTAAGTTTCCTGCCATTTAACGGCCACACTTACCAACAAGCTCCTTATCAAGATGTAGGCAAATCTGACTACAGAGAACTATCTAAGATAATGCCTAAGGCAATCGACTGGTCCAAGCTCTCAGAATATGAGAACGAGGACAATACAGCCGGCTCGCAGACACTCGCGTGTAGTGGCGATAGCTGTGAGATTGTTGACTTAACCTAACTCCTTCCACCTGAGCAAGTGCCTAAACTGCTCACTAACCCAAGGAGAATACCCTAATGACTAAGAGGCTCTTTAT